GAATGCTTTCTTTATCACTGAGAAAGGTTCATCAGCTAGAAATGCTTTGTTCCGTCATTTTAGATTCGAGGATAAAAAAACTTTAATTGATAAGATTGATGAAACATTAATACCTGGTCGTCATCACTATGAATCTGAATATAGAAATTCACCGATTCTTAAAGAAAAAATGCAGGAATTGAAAACGGAGAAATTCTTAGAATCACATAATGTTGGCTATCGTAAATTTTACTTTATTGCTGGTGGCGATAGTTTACAAATTGATAACGAAGAGTTGGAGATTACTGGCAATGTTACCGCAGGCAAACTTAAAAATGCTTTTGGTAAATATAACAAAAAACGTCAGGTAAACCGAGTACTGGTCTCACGTTTCATCCAAGAAATAGCTGTATAAAGTGGTTGACTTATTCCGTCAGCGTGATATAATGGTAGTATTGATAGTGACATGGAGTGTATATTATGAGTAATTCTGCAAAGCGTCAAAAGTTTATTGATCTTTTGACAACATTCGGCCAACCAGAAATTAAACTTGCCGAAATTAAAGACTTATGTGCTGAAAACGATTTAGCAATACCTTATTGGTATATCAATGACGAGGCTAATAAAATTTCTCGTGGCGTTTATAAAACAGGTTCAAATCTTAAACCTGTAGCATCGAATGATGAATTGCAGATTGCGGCACTATCTGCTTCTGTAGCAAAGGTAATTCCTATGACCGAAAAATCTGGTAATCGTATTTCTAATATCACTACCGATTTAGAAGCAACCGATTTAGTGCCTAAAGTTTACAAGAATTATGTACCTTTTGGTAACTTTGATGATGTGGTTAATATCATTCAATCCAATCAATTCTTTCCTGTTTTCGTTACTGGTCAATCTGGTAACGGTAAAACAATGTCAATCGAACAGGCTTGTGCTAAATTAAAACGTAAATTTATTTGCGTATCAATGACACCTGAATCTGATGAATCTGATCTGTTAGGTAACTTTGTGTTGATTAACGGCCAGATGGAATGGCGTGATGGCCCCGTTACTGTGGCAGCACGTGAAGGTGCGGTCTTATGTATTGATGAGATTGATTATGGTGCTCAGAATCTTTCCTGTTTACAACGTGTATTAGAAGGCAAACCTTTCTTACTCAAAAAGAAAAACGAATTGGTAACACCTGCAGCAGGTTTTACAATTTTCGCCACTGCTAATACTAAAGGTAAAGGTTCTGAAGATGGTCGTTTCATGTTTACTAATGTATTGAATGAAGCATTCTTAGAGCGCTTTGTGAATACATTCGAACAGGATTGGCCGCCAGTTGCTGTCGAAAAGAAAATCATTCGTGGTGAATTGAAAGCTGTTGGTGCTGAAGATAACGAATTTGCCGATAAGTTAGTTACATGGGCAGATGTTATACGTCAAACGTTCCGTGATGGCGGTTGTGATGAGGTTATTGCTACTCGCCGTTTGGTACACATTGCACGTACATTCGGTATCTATAAAGATCGTGTCAAGGCACTTTCATACTGCTTGAATCGTTTTGATGAGGACACTAAGGCATCATTCTTAGACCTGTACACTAAACTGGATGCTTCAGTTGAGACTGCTAATACGGTTGCAAGCACTGTTACCAACAATACCGTTGGTCAAGAAATACCGTTCTAATCAGTGAGGCAAATAATATTATTTGCCTCTTTTTCTATTGACTTTGATAATTAATTATATTATACTTGTTTTATATTCTGAGATAACGAATCGCATCTCGGTCTGGTAGTAAATGCAGCGATTCACTTTTTTAACTTTATGAGGTATTTGTAATGTCTGTTAAATCTAAAATTCTTGCGTATCTTTCTAAAAAAGATGGTTATAACACTTTGACCGCAGCTAAAATGCAAAGCGTGTTTGGTGTTTCAAACCCATCCGCAACAATCAATGACCTTCGCAATGACGGTCATGCTATTTACTTAAACACACGAGTAAATGCAAATGGCGAAAAAGTTTCTTACTATCGCCTAGGTACTCCTTCTAAGCGTGTAGTTGCTGCTGGTATCGCAGCACTCAAAGCTAAAGGCGAAAGTGCTTTTGCCTAAAATAATTAAATTTTAGGCTCGAGGAGAGATATATAATAGTATCTCTCCTCTTTTTTTTTTATGGGTAAATTATGGAAATACAAGTAAAAATCGATGACTTGAAAAAAAATAAATTATTTGTAGCAACACCAATGTATGGTGGCCAATGCCATGGTTTGTATGCTAAGTCTTCCTTAGATTTACAAAACATGTTAAACCAATACGGTGTAGCAACAAAGTTTTCCTTCCTATTCAACGAATCACTAATCACACGAGCAAGAAATTATCTAGTCGATGAATTTCTCCGTTCAGATTGTTCTCACCTATTGTTTTTGGATTCTGATATTCATTTTAATCCACAAGACGTTGTTGCCTTAATGGCCTTAGATAAGGATGTTATTGGTGCTCCTTATCCTAAGAAGTCTATTAATTGGGCTAACATTGCACATGCAGCACGTACACATCCACAATTAGAAGCACGTGAACTAGAAAATCTAGTTGGTGAATATGTATTCAATGTAGTACATGGCACTCAACAGTTTCAAGTAAGCGAACCATTAGAAGTTATGGAAATTGGTACAGGCTTCATGATGATTAAACGTGAAGTGTTTACTAAGTTTAAGGATGCATATCCTGAACTTCAATATAAACCAGATCATGTTGGTCAAGCACACTTTGATGGCTCACGATACATTCATGCTTACTTTGATACAGTGATTGATCCAGTTTCACACCGTTATCTTTCAGAAGATTATATGTTCTGTCAATGGTGGCGTAAAATTGGTGGACAAATCTATCTGTGTCCATGGATGAGAACTCAACACATCGGTAGTTACGCATTCACTGGTAACATGCCTAAGGTTGCTGAACTTACAGGCAGACTGTAATGGATCGAGATGCTATCAGAGCCTCTATTGAAGAGAGCATCAAGGCATCTCAAACAGCAACAACAGGTGGTCGTAAGTTTGATGGTGGTAAATTACGTTATGGTCTTTTACCACCATTAGCACTTAAAGCTACTGCCGATGTGTTAACGTTTGGTGCTGAAAAATATGAACCAGGAAATTGGAAACATGTTCCTGATTCTATCAATCGGTATTTTGATGCTGCACAAAGACATATGTGGGCATGGAAAGAAGGTGAACAAATAGATTCAGATTCAGGAAGACATCACTTAGCACATGCAATTTGCTGCTTGATGTTTTTGTATGAACATGATATACTATATTCTGTAGTTGATAATTCTTAATTATGAGGTTTTAAAATGAAATTTTCAAATGAAACACTAGGCATTCTTAAAAACTTTGCGAGCATCAATCAAGGTATGCTATTTCGCAAAGGCAAGACACTGAAGACCGTATCTGCACATAAAAATATTCTTTCAGAGGCAACAATCACTGAAGATATTCCTAATGAGTTTGGTATTCATGATGTCAATAACTTCCTATCAGTAATCTCTTTGCATGGTGATGATTCATCGTTTGAATTCGATGACAAACATGTTATGATTGTTGGTAACAAAGGTCGTTCTAAACTGAAGTATCGTTTTGCTGATGTTAAAACAATCACCGTACCACCAGAAAATTCAATCAAGTTAACTACCGTTGAGGTCAAATTTACTTTGACTGAGACTGATTTTACTTTGTTATTGAAAGCTGCAAACGTATTATCTTCTACTCATATTGCAATTGAATCTGATGGTGTGAAGATCAAGTTGATTACTTTCGATGCCTCGAATGATGCTGCAAGCACCGAAGCACTAGAGATTGGTGAAGGTAACGGAGACAAGTATCGTATTATGTTTAAAACAGAAACGTTACAAAAAGTTTTAGTTGGTGAATATGATGTTGAATACTCCACAAATAACGGAGTTCCTGTTGCTCATTTCAAAAATAAGAAACAACCATTACAGTATTGGATTGCTGTAGAAGTTGGTTCAAAGTTTGAAAAAGCTAAGTAATTTTTTTATTATGATTTATGTGAAAGGTTCCTATGGAACATTTATTGTGGACAGAGAAGTATCGGCCTCAAACGGTTCTGGATTGTATTCTTCCAGACCGTTTGAAACAACCGTTTCAAGAGTACGTCAATCAGAAAAACATTCCAAATCTGTTACTGAGTGGCGGAGCAGGAGTAGGCAAGACAACAATCGCCAAAGCCATGTGCAACGAGATAGGTTGCGATTACATGGTAATCAATGGTTCTGATGAATCAGGCATCGATGTATTCAGAACTAAGATAAAAACTTATGCATCATCCATGAGTTTGATGGGTGGTCGTAAAGTTATCATTATCGATGAAGCAGATTATCTAAATCCAAATTCTACACAACCAGCATTGCGTAATGCTATTGAAGAGTTTGCTAGTAACTGCTCATTCATCTTCACATGTAATTTTAAAAATCGTATTATTGAACCTCTACATTCACGATGTGCTGTCGTTGACTTCACGTTGAAGAATGGTGAGAAGGCTCAAATGGCAGGACAATTTTTCAAACGAATTCAATCCGTTTTGGCTAATGAAACTGTTGAGTATGATGATAAAGTTATTGCTGAATTAATCAAAAAACATTTTCCAGATTTTCGCCGTATCATTAATGAACTGCAAAGATATTCGCAGTTTGGTAAGATCGATGTTGGCATTCTAAATCAAATTGGTGATGTTGCTATCAATGACATTGTAAAGTTTTTGAAAGATAAAGACTTTGGTGCAATTCGTAAT